TAGGAATTACGCCATTTGAGTCTGCCTCCAGATTCAATGCCGTTGCAGCAACATCACTCCAACCCGTTACAGGCAGCAAGTTTGAGTTCACCCGTTTCTCAAACCAAACAATCTCCCCCATCGGTCGCGAATAATTCCCCGAGCCGATTGCGCTGCCTAGCACAAGCATACTCTGCGAGATGTAGGCAGTAGCTGCGCCAGTAGCTCTGAAGCCAATCTGAATCTGTGTTATTGATGCGGCGACAGTTGCAGTAACTTCTATCCACTCCCAAGCATCCCCGCCGGTATGATAAGCTCCGTTAGTGTATCCTGTTGCAGATTCCCACACATACGGTCGGATATGTGATGCTGTGTCCGCTTTGAACCACGCACCAAGTGTAATTTTGCGACCTTCAAATTGCCGCAGCACAACATCTGTTGTGTTTACGCCGGTCTTTGGCCAATGCAATGCTGATGTGGTGTCGCTGGCTATTTTAAGAGAGTAGAAAGAACCGTCTTTTGAATCACCACCAGCGTGTTCTCGGTAAAGATTAAGGTCTGAACCTTTTGTCCACCCATCAAACGCCAGCCCATCAGCCGCCACGCACCCCGGCGTGCACTCGAAAACCGAAACATTGTCAACATACACATAGTCGCCACCGGCTTCGTTTTGGGCCGTCCCAACAATCAGAGTGTGAGATGTGGCAGTTGCTTCAAATACAAAATCACCCGTAACCCAAGTGTCTGCTGTTAGCGTCGGATAAGTTGAGCCAATTCCCGAAATGGTTATCTGTCCCAAAACCCCATTAGTTCCACCGGCAGTAACGCCTTGAATCCAAGCGGTTACTTTGTACAGCTTGCCAACCGTCAGACCCGCAATCGGAGTCGTAACGCCAGCCACTTGACTCGCACCCGAAACCGTTTTGAGATGATAAGTGCCGGTTTGCGGGTCGGTTGTTACGGAGGTGGGAGTTGAACTGTCGTAAGTTAGCCACGGCGAGACTGCATTTGCCTCGGTTAAATCCCCCGCATCAGAAGTTGCACAATTGTTTGGCGACAAGGCACTAGCCACCCCAACATCCTCCAGCGTCGAGTTACTCCACACGTCGAACCCGGAATTAGAAATTTCATTTTTCAGCGGCCAACCGGGGTTGGTGACGGTTGTTACGCGGGTGGTTCGCGAAATTTGTATCGGCTTGAAGTCATTGCCAGAAGTGGTGTCATCGCCATCGTGAACGCCAATCGAAAATACGTTAGTGCCACCGTTGTAAAGAAGAAACCCGCCTTCGTGATTCGTCCCCTCGGTCATCCTAATCCACGATAACCCCCCACCATCCGCCTCCAGTTTTAGGTTGGGTGTCGTCTTGTCGATTGTAACATCGCCCGCGAAGGTCGCGAGGCCAGAGGTTCTTTCTATTGTAAATTTTGCAGTCTGACTTCCGTCACCGTCACCAGTTAAAATGGTGAAATTACCCGTACTTGCGGAGGCGTGTATTTCTGCTTGGGTGTTGGCTCCAACAGCGCGTAATTTTATTTGCGGTGTTGTGTTGTCTCCGGCTGATATATCCAACTTTGCTCCACTCGGCGTCACGCCAATCCCCACTTTGCCAGTGTCAGCTTCAATTACTGCAACTTCGGAACCACCGCTTAGCTTAAAAACAAAATCTCTTGTAGCAACAAGCTCGATGTTCTTGCTTGCAGTTGTTGCCGCTAGACTAAGTTGTCCCGTAACGGCTGTAAGTGAGCAGTTAGACCCATCGTGAGAGAGAGTCATCAGCCCAGTTGCCCCGTCTTTAAATTTAAACTCTGGGCTTGTCGCGGAAATCTCTAGTTCTGCGCTCGGCGTAACCCCCGCCGCCAAACCAATGCCAACCAACGGAGTCACACCGCCGACAGAAATCTTGTTCGTGTTGACCTGTTCCAGAGGAGTCACCTGACTCACACCCGTTGCAGACGAAGTGCCGTCTGCCGCACCAGCCCGATCTTGCACCATCAACGATTGGGTCGGGTTGGCGAACGCTAGGTCGTAGTCAGCCACACAGCCGATTAAATCGGTTGTGATTGAATCGACGCTTAAAGTTGTTCCAGCCGCTTTTGCTTGCGCTCCAAACAATGTGCCAGCGGAGGTGACGGTAACGTCCTCGGTAAATGTTCCATTGCCGGTTCTCGTTGTGCCGAAATTGCCTCCAACTCGGACAGCAATGGAGCCAGACGAAAAATTCGACACAACCATCGTGGTGCGGTAAATCTGCCCAACCTTCGTTGTGGTTTTTGTTTTGTGGAATCCGTAGCCGCTTCCAGCACTTGATAAATCGACTTGGTTGTTGCCAGCATCAAAAGCTGTGCCTGCTTCAAAAGCCCAACCACTTGCGCTCGTAAAGTCGGTTGCCGTGAGGATGCCTTGCACCCCATACTGGTCTGCAAACGGCACGGTCGCGTTCTCGTAGGAAGCCGTGACCTCCGCTTGGGAAAGCGTCTTGTTCCAGAATCTTGTGCGGTAGTAAGTGCCGTTGACAAACTCAGAGGTACCATCGTTGTGCGACCCGATTCTTGCATCAGTACAAAGGTCAATGTTTGGCGAAACGATTGTTGCCGTGGCGACTTGGTTGCCGTTGTCGTAAAGAATCGCCGCCGTGCCGTCCACCGTCAGCGTCAGATGGTGAACCTTTAAATCATCCAGAACTTTAACGCCAAGCGATACCCAATCGGTGGCACTGAAAATCGCTAGATTATAGCTATCTAGACTACTGAGAGAGCCGAGAAGAAATCGCCCACCATTGCCAAAGTCGATGAAATATTGATTTGTGCTGCCAAACGAATCCGCTTGGATAATTAACTCCCACGAGAACTTCGTTCCCAAGTCGGGCGGCGATGCAATGTCGATGTTGCCAGCCGCACCGTCGAAGTGGAGTCCCGTGCCATCGGTTGAGTTTATGAGGTGAGTGATTATCTCACCGCCGCTCGTTGTTTTGGGGGTCGTTAATACTGCGCTCATGTCGTTTGGTATTCCACTACTTGAACCGTGAAGGTAGTTCCCCCGGCATAAACTTTCATTGCTCCCACATAACCATCAACCTTCAGAAATCCACCATCTCCCCCAAGGCTGGCGGAAGGTGCAGACATTATGTAATGAGCGTTGGATGAGGTCGGAGTGGTTGCATCAAGGCGAACATAGATTTCGTCTGTGCCTAAATTCTGAAAAGTGATTGAGGTACGGCTACCATTTGCACTTACTGTCTGCTCTGCCGTTTGACTGACTCTGCCTGTTCCCGCGCCTGTCGGGACTACGTTATTGCACCAAAGTGGATTTGCCATTGTCTTTTATTCCTTCCTAAAAAATTCGATTAAAGATGGAGGGAAGGGGAATGAGCACCCCTCCCCCCCGGTTATTGTTGTTGTCAGCTTACGAGGTTGTAATTCGCTCTATGCTGATTGCAGAGGTGATTTTCACATCACGGCTCCAATCAACAGCATAAATGTCTGATCTGCTGCTTTCGTCCCGGTACTCACGCACCGCACTTACACCACCACGGCCACCAGCAAAGGTCTTCAATGCTGAAGGATCGTAGATGGTCGGGCTTGCGCTCCGCACAAAGATGTAAACATCATCGCCGTTCACAAACGCTTGGCTGCGAGTCGTGCCCTCTTTGGTCGTGTCGTATGCCATAGTTGACAAACGCATTTCCGTTGATGGATTGATAAGCATTGCAGATGCTTGCCCTTGGTTTAACCCAATAAGCGCGGCCCCCGGTTGCTTCTCAATAACCTTGGCGTTGTTGCGGAATCGCCTCCATGCCGTCATCCCCATGAGGATTGCGTTAGGAAGCTGCCCTGTTGCCTTGGCGATTGCCTCAATGAGATAATCAATTTGCACAACAGGATCGGTTCCTGCGGCACTCCATGTTCCCATCACTCCACCACCAACGGTTGTAGTATCTGCGGTTACACCGGCATTTACCGTGGTAATGACATGACGCTCATGCGAAAGCACGCTGCTCTGCACAAGGGTCTTGACCTTGGCTTGCTCCAAGTCCAACGGGTTTATAGTCCCGGCTGCATCACGCTCGGAATCATCAATTGTGATTTCCAAGGCTTGAGGCAGACAGTTGTAGGTTGGCTCACTCACATCCATGAAGATGCGCCTTGCTGGCCCACCTACACCGCGTGAGGTGTCGTGTACTTGAAAGGCATTCTTATCATCGTATGCCTTGTATTGTCCGATAGTCGCTGGCACCTGAACTTGAGGTGCAAGGAAATCGGCTGTCGCTGATTGTAAGTCGTTCAGAACGCCTGACGCATAATTGGTAAGGGTCGGATTGACTGATGCTTCTGATCTTAATCCCATAATGTTTTATTTCCTAATTGTTAGACGTTGCTGGATCAATCGTGTGTATCAACGCACAAAGCCGCCTCAATCAGATTAGTTGCAACCCCGTCTTCTATAGCTACCGCGCATACGTTGTTACTGCCGGTATGCAGCTTCCAAGTTGCATCGGTGTGCACCATTAGGAGTGACCCCATGACAACTGTGCCGGGGGTGGCACCTAGTTTCACCTTTACCGTCCCGCTTGCCCCTGCCATAGAGGCAACCGTGCTTTTACCTGATGTGGTTTCTCCATCGAGAATCACACCAAAGTTTCCGTTGTGTGCTGTTGATATTGCGGCTTCTCCAGCGACCACCTTGACTGCATACCCTTCTTTACCAGTTTGGTCTGCAGCGGGGGTCATTGCGAATATCGCGTTATCTCTAGTTAATGCTCCTGCCATAATATTTTACTTAGTTGTGTGTGTTTTAGTTAAACAGTTGCGGTCTTTCGTATCGCGTGGCATCCCAAGCCTGTTCAAAGGTTGAACTGTTTTTGGCTTGGTACTCCTTGGCGGCACGCATCTGCGCCTCACCGTTTGTGTCCATTGAACCATCTTCCTGACGTTTGGCTTGCACCACACGCTGAAAGACGGGATTCACGGGTAGTGCATTTAAGGCCATAATGTTCGAGGGATCGTTGTTCAAAATGGAAACCCACTTTGCTTTTACGTCCTCGTCCTTTGGCGGTATGCGTCCGTCCTCTACGGCTTTGTCAACGGCAGCTTGAGCAGCAACTTCTTGCTCCTTCTCCTTATCGTCTTCCAACGCCTTGATCTTGGCTTTTAGTGTTTCGTTTTCCTTCTTCACTTCGGCCAGCTTTTCCTGAGCAGAGACTTCTTCCTTTTTCTTGGAATCATCCTCCTGCCCAATGACTTCTTCTTTTTTCTTTTCTTCGATTATTTCTGCCATTTTACTGTCAGGGTTTTGATATTCGCCATCTGCGGCGACTATCGGGTTTATGTCCTTGAACGCTGGCCGATTTACTAAGCCTCCCGCATTCAAAGTTGTGCCTTCAATTTCGCCTTTTGAATTAAGCGTGAATGTCGGGCTAAATTTCCTAAAGTTCCTTCCTTGCAAGGCTTCCTCCCCTGCGTTTGTCCACTCAACCTTTGCTCGTACCCCACCTGTTTCGGGGTCAGCCCCGGCCCAATAGAAACCTGTTACCCATGCGCTGGCCTCTCCATCGTCATGGTTGAAATCAATGAACACCTGTTCCTTGTCCCCTGCCGTGATCTGGTCGAACGATATTTGCAAAAGGTCGGCTGTCTTGGCATCCACCTCCAAGGTCAACTCCGCTGGCTTGCCATTCTTCGTTGCCGTGATGTTGTGGGTTCCCGGCGGGAGATACTGAATGTCATCAGGCAACTCGTCCCCCGGCAGCATGGTGCTGATGGCATGAACAATGTCCTGAGCCTCGTAGCCCTTGGCTTTGTATTGGCTGTTGCACACCGCAAGCCTTTGGCCTTTATCAGGGTATTCCTCTTTCATTGTATCGTTTGCCATGCAGCTTGAGATAAATTCGCTTTTAGGTTCACCATTTGGAGTGGGTATAGGCATCAGGCTGCTTTCCTTTCCCCTATCGTTTTAACCCAGTAAAGCACATCGTCATTGAACACATCCGTAATCTGCTTCTCTGTTGGGATGCTGTTTGGCCAAGGCTTTTGGGTGACTGACTTCTTCAGCAAGTAATAAGGGGTGAACCCTGATTCCTTCTGCATTGTCGGTGTCTCCCGCTCTGGCACCTTCAGCCCCAAGGTCTTGATTTCCTTCTTGGGCCGTTCGGTCTTGGGCAACTTCCGCTTCGCCTCCTTCTTGGCGCTGAACTTCTGGCGCGGAACACTCCCGCTAGACTTGTCTGGCTTCACCAAAAGCAGATTGCCCTTTTTGCTCTTGATGACAAACAGATCAGGGAAACGCCTTGCCTTTCTTCCGTAAGCCTCTGGTGCAAGTGGGATGGTGAGGTATTTAGACCGTTTCGCTGTTATTGTTCCTCCCTTAATCTTGTGAGGGAGAATGTCGCCGTCAATCGCAACCACCACTTTGCCTGCCCCTTCTGACTTGGGCGCTTGAACATTGCCCCCAATCCTTCGATTCCAGAAATGAGTCCTTCTGCCGGGAGCAAGCCTGTTTGGTTCTTTCGCATCCTTCTCCCTATAAAACTTCTTGAGGTATTCCGTTACGCCCCTTGCCCCAACGGTAAGCACCTCCGTAAGCTCCTTGTCAGAGAACTTCAAACGAGCAATGCCAGAGGGCAGTTCTACCTTGGTTGCAATCATACTGGTGCCTCCTCAACCTTGGCCAATGGGGAAGCTTCAAAGCGTTTTACCGCTCCGTTTACCATAGCTGCCCCCATGTTCCTCTCCATCGCGTCCTGCAAAACCTTCGTGTCGAGCTTGTCGAACAGTTCAGGCATCGTGTTTGCTGCCTTGGCAATTGCCCTCACAAAATCCTCATCTGTAACGGAATCATCCATTGCTTTATTCACCAACTGAACAAAGGCGGGTTTCACCGGGGCAAGCCACGCCTCGCTCACTCCCGTAATATCCTCCATCACATTGTTGAGCAGTTTGTCCCTTGGCCCCGGCTCTGCCCTTTGTGCGGCTTCCACCACGCCCTCCTTGGCGAACATAGGTGATTGCATTGGGGAAGGCTCTGGTGGCGTAATGACTTCCTCCCCGGATTGGGGTATTGGCACATCGTGACGGTCGTAGAACCATTCACGGGGCATATCAATACCGCTTCCTAAAAGTATCTGATCCCTCTGCGCCTCAAGCACAGGGTCACTTGGCCCAGCAAGGTCAGGGACGAGCTTCGGCATTTCAAAGGTGTCCCCGTAATTCAATTCGCATAAGGAGGGGATAAGCTGTTCATTCAACACGTCCGCTGCCCATTCGCAAATGTCCTGCAACCTTGTGCGGTGAACATTCTCATGCACCTCGCCTAAAGCCCTGCTCCCCGAATCCCCCACATCAGTTGTTAAGGTCTGGCCAAGGATTGTTATGTCACAAAGCTTGTCAGCTAGGGTGATGAAGTACGATTGAGGATTGTCCTGCCCTGACTTCCCAGCCTCCTTGAACTCCACCTGTGTCCCGGTCGGGAACGCTCCCCATGCCGCTGAACCCATGTTCTCCAGCATATCGGCAATGTCATTCTTGATGTTGGCCGATGCTCCGGGGTCATAGGTCGCCCACCTCAATGGTTGACCAAACACTTGAGCAAAGTTAAGCAACCAATCCCGGCAGAAGTTCTGGCCGCTCCACCAGTAAGCCAATTGCCTCAATAAGCCATAGCCCATTGAGTTGCCTGAACGGTTCTTGTAGATGCCAATGAGGAACTTGTTCCTTGGGAACTCCTCATAAACCCCATCGCCTTGGGGCGAAAGCATCAGGTCAGTCTTGTCGTATGGAAACGAATAGTAACGAGGATGACAGAAGTAAGTTGATTTGGGGCAAATCCCCTCGGGCTTCACTTCCCAAAGGATTTCCTGCACGCTGAACCCCTTGCCGACTGCATCGCATAAATCATAAATGGCATTGCGGAAGCCGTTAGTTCCCTCAATCGGATTGCCTATCCAATCGTCAATTGCATACTGGACAAAGTCTGCCTTCGCTTGAGCGGAGTCTGTTGGGCGTTCCCCTCTCTCGGTAAAGGGCATCACCGTGTAGGTTGCCCCTGCCGCTGCGCTTTTCAGTTCGTGAAGGTTCTTTGCCAGCCTCGCCCATGAGTCCTCCATCAACTCATAGACTTGGTATTGCTGACGAATATCCCCGTTCAGGGCTGTGCGGAGGATGGCAATTACATTGGCTGGGCTTTGCTTGCTCCCCAACGAATTGCTATCCATCCGGTCACGGTTGTTGGGCGCAATAACCCTCTTCCCAATAGATGCGCCGTTCAGCCCTTTTTTGGCCTTGAACAGTTCCCCTAAACGGTTACTCAATTCTGCAATCATACCAATGTGGGCCTCAAGCCTGCCAACCTTGCTCGGCCTAGCATTATGTTGTCTGTGTCTTGGATTGCCCCTGACCCTTGGTTTAATAGAGCGGCATAGTTGGCCAAAGCCAATGCGGTGCACCTGTCTGCGTGACCATCTGAACGCCTCACCGCTCTGTACTGTTTGTTTCCTCCCGGCGTGGTCAACTCATTGACCGAATGCAAATCCTCTCGTATGGCCTTATCCCTTGGAACCCTCAAGCCCCGCTCTTGGAATGCCCTGCGTAAACCGGGGAATATCTTGGCCTTCAACCCCTGCGTGAAAGTGCATTCCTCCAGCTTAAAGGCAAACCGCTTGGCCAAGGATTCGCTTATTGCGTTGCCAATCCCTGTTGAATCAATGGCTGCATGGGTAGCCCTGTTGATTCGATCAGACAGAAGTTCCTCCTGAAGATGGTAGGGGGTGTTTCGGAGAACCAGAACCTCCCGCGTCCACATCACATCGCCAACCTTCTCAAGCGTCCAAGCTACAGTCAGATCATGCTTTCGCCCAATGTCTATGCCTACAAAGCGGACAGCCCCACCACTCTCCTCCTCGCAGTCTTGGGTTGCCTCGTCGCTCACGCATTCGTCAATGAGGGTGTAAGGCAGCAGGACATTGGTGGCATCCACGAACTCGCATTCATATTCCTGCTCCCAAGCCTCGGGGTCATCCAACCCTATCTTCAAAGCCTCAACATCCATTGGCAACCCTTCCTCGATTGCTGAATGAATGGTTGTCTTATGCCGTACGAAGTTCAGTTCCTCCGACTTGTTCCATATCTCGTAAAACTTGGAGTTGCGTCCTGCCGGGGTGCTTATGATGCGGAGCTTTAGCTCACCCCTCAAAGGGTTGGAGATTGCTGGGTAAATGGCCTCGTAGATGCGGTCGGGCCTTTCATGAAAAGCAAACTCATCCAACACCAAGTTAGCTGAATAGCCACGCACGGTGTCCGGGTTAGCCGGGAGAGCAAGGATTCTTGAGCCATTGGGGAACCTCACCTCGCTGGTTCGACAGTCAGGCTTGGGTAGATCCATTGCATCAGACACAATCCTCGCAACCCTGTTGCCCTTCAGCATCCATTCCTCCGACTGCCTTTGGCCTGCTGAAAGCACCACCCAATCGGTGTTAGGTTTGTCCACACAACTGGCGACAGCCTCAAAGGCGGTGCCAAGTGAACCACCAATCTGCCGTGACTTGAGCCATATCTTGAAACGCGAAGTGTCCGCAACCCACCTTTGCTGGTAGGGCAGCATCAACTTGAATAAGGCTTTTGCGCGTTCCTCTTTAGTCATTCAGTTGTTTTCAGGGCTGGGCGCACCCAGCATCTCCTGCCATTGGACTACCAACTGCTTCTCGCTGGCAATGTGCCCGGAGTGTTCCACGCTCACCTCGGCACGGTCGGTGTACTGGCAGACGTTCTTCAGAGCGAAGATAAGACTGACCACGTTATTGTTTTCTAGGGCTTGCTGAACCAACTTACGCTTGAGAGAAGTTTGCAACTTGGCCTTTCCCTTTTCATAGGCAACGCGAAACTGACTATCCTCGCCCTTCATTTGGCGTTGAATCACATCGTGAGAACAGCCAAGTAAAGTCCCCATTTCAGCAAGGGTAGCGTTAAGACCGCCAAGCCGTTCAACCAAGTCGAGGTCGAATACAATCTTGGGCCGACCACCGGGATGCTTGCCATTACTGGTGGGTGTTGGTGAAGTTAAGCGGTTGCCTGTCGTTGCTCCAGCCATCGGGGAACAAGGATGCAGCGTGAACAGGGGGG